GCTGTCAGAGGTCATATATCTGATGATGATGACATTTCTATAGAGCAGATTAAAGATATGGTTCATGACACAAGAGCCAGATTACTCAAACAAAAGTTTGACAAGAACCCACGTGTAATAGATAATGCGTTCGTTCAATCTCTTGGTGCTTTGGAAATTGAACCTGTAGATTCATCAGCTCATTCATCTATCAAAGCAGGAAGATATATGTACAGAACCAAACTTGAAATTCCTCAGACTATTGTACGACATAATTCTGAAGGAACATTTACAAGAATAGGTCCTGCTGATAAGCTTGCAGTTGAATATAATTTTCTATCTTATAATCGTGCTTTGTATTCTGGCAATGGAAGATTTAACAAGGACATGATTTTTTCTTTTTTAAGAGATAGTAAGATATATATCATAAGCAATAGTGGTCTTTTCCATAAAGGAGTTCAGTTTATTGATGTTGCAGGAGTATTTGAGAATCCTTCGCAAGTTGCTAAGTTTCTTGATGTAGCAAACAATTCATTATATTCAGATGATGCAAGGTATCCTATAAGCCGTACAATGAAAGATGATATCACCAATCTGATACTCAAAGAAAAATTTGGAATACAAGCTAATGCTCCAAGTGATAACGTAAACGATGGAACGCAATAAGTCACGCCATAATGGTATAAATGAAATCTATAAGTTCTACAAGAAGAATAGTAAGAATCCTGTTGAACAGAAATTGTTTGTATCTCTCTGGAAAGAATTTGCCGATCTAACGACAAATGATATTGTTGCTGGAAAAGATTTTGTGATGCCGTTTCGTATTGGTGTATTAGGAATACGTAAAAGAAAAATACAGGTTACTCTTAATCCCGATGGAACTATTGATAAACGTTATCTTCGCCCAGACTGGAAATCAACAAAAGAACTCTGGAAAAGAGATGACGAAGCCAAAGAAAGAAAACAGATAGTATTCCATTTGAATAAACATTTTGGTGGGTTTAACTGTAAATGGTTCTGGGATAAGAGTACCTGTTGTATTATAAATCAAACCGCTTACTCACTTGTAATGAGTAGAGAGAATAAAAGAAAACTTGCGAAAGCAATATTTGAAGGAGAAGTTGATTACTATGAACAGCGTCCAAAGATAATAACAAATTGATTTAAAATATAAAAGATGAGTTTAAGTGGGAAATATATTGATATCACGTATGTTGTTGAACGTTTGTATCGTGATTATGGATTCGATCTCGAAATCAAATTCGATGAACTGGTTGAATGGGTTTGGGATGTGATCTCATTAATAGGTGCTCCTACAGCATTTATTGATAAGATTACAGACGGAACAGAAGGAATGCCTGATCCTATTGTAATAGAGAACTATCGTGGTGTTCTTCCAAGTGATCTTCATCATATAGTTCTTGCAAGAGATTACGATACGAAGATGCCAATGATCTGTAAATCAAGTTCTTTTGTAAAAGATACACAACAGTCATACGTAAGGGAATCGCAATACAGTTATATTGTGAATAACAATTATATGTTTACTTCATTTGAATCAGGTGAAGTAGAACTTAATTACAAGGCGTTTCCTACAAATAACTTAGGAATGCCGATGATTCCTGATGATATCAAATTCGTAATGGCGACTCAGGCATATCTCGCTGAACGTATTGGATTCAGACTTTGGATGCAGGAAAAACTTTCAAGAGATAGATACGAGAAACTGGAAATAGAACGTAACTGGTATATTGGTGCAGCTTCAGCTAAAGCTCAAGTTCCTTCAATAGACGAAATGGAATCTATCAAGAACAGATTTCTCAGACTTAAGATCAATACTAACTTTCATGATGCTTCATTTACTTATTCTTCTGAGAAAGAAAGATTAATACTACACAATAACAGTGGATACTAATGGCAGAATTCAGAAATACTTTCAGTCAGGGATTAGATCAGGATTCATCAAAGAACAAATATGATAATCTTCATTATTTCTCTGCAGAGAATATACGACCTATAACTCAGGACGGTTTAAGTTCCGGGGCAATTGAGAACGTACTTGGTAACTTGCAGCGTCTTTACTGCAATGATGGTAGCAGTCACTATGTCATAGGACATACTGTAATAAGAGATCATATCCTGCTTTTTACAACTACTAACAACACGAATACTCCTAATGGAGCATCTACAGACAGAATCTGGAAAGTAGCAATAAGTTCTATTGAAACACTTGTAGGAGTTAATTTCTATACCTTAAGTAATACAAGATTCCATCTTGGGGGTAACTTAATATATACAGGTAGTCTTTATTTCTGTACAGGTAACAAGATACGTTCTGTAGGAAGATTTGAAAATGATGCAATACAGAAGTTATATTGGGTTGACGGATATAATAATCTTCGTCATATCAATACTATTCATAACGCAGATACAAATGATCTTACAAACCTTACAGCAGATAAGCTTGAGGTTATCAGTGACTTTATGATTACCCGTCCTGAACTTGATTCTTTTGAGGCAGGTAATCTTCGTGCAGGTAAAGTACAATATACTTATCAGTTGTACGTTATTAACGGAGGTGAGACTGTATTCAGTCCAATGAGTCATCTTATCAACGTAGTAGGATCAAATGAACAGGCAAGTACTACTGATGCTTACGAAGGAAGTGATCTTGACGAACAGACAGGTAAAGCCGTTAGATGCACAATTGATATTCAGGCTACAGGTTACAACAGGATAAGAATTGTAGCTGTTCATTACACAACGCTTCAGGCTGATCCTGAAATCAGAATCATCGAGGAGAAAGATATATCTCCTACAGGAGGATCAACTTCTTTTGTAGATGCCGGACAAAGCTATGGAAGTCTTACTCTTGAGCAATTAAGAATCCTTGGAACATATCTGTTTGTTCCGAAAGAGATAAGCGTAAAAGACAATATGCTCTTTCCTGCTAACATTACAGAGACATCTTTCGATATAGACTTTGATGCAAGGGCATATCGCTTCGCAGGAGCGAGTGGAACATCAACTGATCCCAACTATCAACTCACTGCCGGATTGAGGCGTAAATCGAGAATTTACGATAGTCAAGGCAATTATTATGAAGGAGACGGAACTAATCCTGTAGGAGTATGGACTGGTAGTGGTTTAGCAAACGTAACAGGATGGGCAAACATACCTGCAGACTTTGATGCTATCAATAACTTTAATGATATTGATAATGATGGTGATCATAACTATCGTTTCATGTATCAAGCAGACGGAGTTGTACTTGGAGGCGAAGGACCATATATAAAATATACATTCAAAGTTAAGACTGTTGAACTTGACAATAATGCAGGTGTTCAGTATATTAGAGCAGGACTTGAAAGTATTCCTGATAATCCTTCATTCACTAATTACGCAAGTCCTTATCAGTGTGCTAAATATCTTGGATATGCAAGAGATGAAGTATATCGTTTCGGTATAGTCTTCTTTGATGATAAAGGTCGTAGTTCATTTGTCAAATGGATAGGTGATATTCGTATGCCTTCTATAAGTACAGAAGGTAGTATTAATTTATATGATCCTGATGGTGGTAGTCCTACTTGGCAAACAGATAGAATTGAAGTTCAAGATTATGCCGGTGGTTCAGATTGTGAATATCGTGTATGGATAGATGGTAATCCTGTTCCAACAGGATATGGATATACTTATAATGAAGCAAGTGAAGATGATGCAATGGATGGTATACTTGCTGCTATTTCATTTATATTTGATGTATCAATTTCAAACGTAAACTATGTTAATAATACATTTGATATAACTTATGAAATAATTGGTGGATCACATACACTTGATATTCAAAGATGGATTGGAGGATTACAAGTTTCAATTAGTTATGCTACTACAAATATTACTCCTTATGCGGGTGCAGGTGGAGAACTTACAAACTTCTCTTCTGTATACTATGATTCTATTGCAGGTAAACTTAAAATGAATATTCTATATCCTGAATTTACAGTTAACCTGACAGGAACAGAAGCTGAAGATCTTTCATATCAGATTGTAAGAGTTCGTAGAGAAACTAATGATAGATCAATTCGTGCACAAGGAGTTGTAACAGGAACTTATGCTGATAGCAATAACAGACATCCTTATAGTTGGGGGCAGGAAACAGTGTGGAACACTTCTATTGTTTGTTTCAATTCTCCTGAAGTAGCGTTTAATAAGAATCTTACAAGACAATCAGGAGACAAACTTCAGATTGTTGGAACACTTGGAGAATTACAAAGTGATAATATCAGTAATCTGTATCGTAGAAAATACAGAGAGATACTTGCTTTAACTGATCCTCAGGACAGACCAGCAGTTGCTGTAGCCGGAGATGAGTTTTATATTAATAATTTTACGGATGTAAATAATGGAATTGTAGTGACAATGGATACCAATGATGCACTTATTGGTTCATATACTTATTCTAAAGTAATGAAAACAAGTGCAGGTGTTGATTTGGATGCAGATAAAGGAACAAACTTTGCATGTCAAATAGCTAATACAAGTTGGGCAGCACTCAACTCAGCTGCAGCTACAAGACCTCTTGTTAACTACAGACGAAATGTATTTACTTATCAGTACAATGGTAATACTTACGAATCCCGTTCAAGAAACTTCTATATGGCAACAGGAAGGGTTCAGATACTTAACTCAGCTGTAATCCCTGTATTTGACGGAGACACTTATATTTCTCTCTTTGATTATCTTCATGCAGGATGGGAAGTTCTTTCTGCTACAGGAAGATGTGAAGTGGTATACTTTCCTGTAGAAACTTCAATCAACCTTGATCTGAGAATGGATACTTGTTATCATGCTCAGACTGTTGCAGGAGTAGCTGATGCTGAAGTTCAATATATGAGAGAGCAACAAGGAGTACATGGACCTGCAGCAGAGTACGTACAACCTACAGATTTATATATCTACAATACAGTTTATTCAAAAGAAAATACTACTAAGATTCATCTGATCAGACCATTCGATTGGTTTGAACAGGTTAAATTTGATACAAGAGTTCTTGCATCTAATGTGAAGATTAATAATGAACTATCAGATAGTTGGTTGAAGTTTGGAGTTAATTCTTATCTTGATGTTGATCCTCAGTACGGAGAATTGATTGCTCTTATGAACATCAATAATCAAATGTTATTCTTCCAGCCTAAAGCGTTCGGTACTTTGTCAATCAACGAACGTGCCCTTTTACAAACAAGTTCAATATCACAACTTAGTCTTGGTCGATCAGGAGTTCTCGCAAGGTTTGATTATGCCAAGACAGAGATGGGAGTTTCTCATCGTGATCATATAGTTCTCAGTCAGAATGGATTATATTGGATTGATGTTATCAATAAAGCAATGTATAAGTTTACAGGTGGTCCTGAAGAACTCTCTATGATGAAAGGTATGAGTAGTTATTTCAGAACAAAACTTACAGGTACACTTGTACTCGGAGATATCATTCTATTCCATGATCCTGCTTATAAAGAAATATCAGTTGTTAGTTCTACTATAGGAAATCAATATCATCTTGTGTACAATGAACTAACTGATTCATTTACATCTTTCTATACTTATTATCCTACATATGTTATTAACTACAATGATAAGGTATTAAGTTCAAACAACAAGATTAACTTCTATCGTCATAATGATGCTTCAGCAAACAGATGTGCATTCTATGGATCAGTTGCTGCTCCATCTAATATTACGTTGATTGTTAATCCGTCTTCAATGGATACAGCCATATTTACTAATCTTGAATGGTTAACTGAAGTATACAATGGAGTGGATAATGTCTATAACGAAACATTCACATCTCTTCGTGCAAGTAACGACTATCAGGATACAGGAACAGTAACTCTTACATATGGAACTACTGTAAAGAGAAGAATGAGAAGATGGAGACACACTATAGGAAGAGCTGCACTTACAGAAACTGGTGCTGCTCAATCTCGCTTAGATGCAAGAATGAGAGATACTTACATGAAATTGAAACTTGATTTCAGCAATGCTCTTGCTCGAAAACTTGTAGTTCATGACATAATAACTTTCTTTACAGTAGCTAATAAATAATACTATCTAAAATATTTGGAAGTTATTAATACGTTTATTAATTTTACAAACAGGGGAAACTCGATCTAATAATTTTTATTATGCCTGGAGATAAAAAGAAAGCAGTACAACAAAAGTATTCAGCCTTTATTCGTGATGCTGCTAATAGTGAAGCACTTAAAGAAAAAGCAAGACTCGATTATTATAATCAGAGACTTGACAGTACTCTTTATGGACAAGATCTCGATAAATTTAAACAGATGAAACAATCTGTTACGGGAGGTATGCAGAGAAGAGCCGAGTTTGCTGACAACTTTATAAAGACAAATAAATTTGAGAGAGAACTCTTTCCTGATCAGATGCGTGAGATACTTGGTGAAGAAGAGTTTGCAGATTATGCCAAGATTAAACCAAGATACACTGTAGAGAAACAGGTAGAAGGTACACAGACGACCGATCCTATGATATATGGAATGAGAAATAGTTTTGCTAATCCTCAACCGGGATATATCAGGACAATGACAGACCCAAACAGACAACCAGTTGCAGATTTTCAAATGGATATGGCGTATGATCCTACTAAAGGATATACTCCTACATCAAAGATAGCTAAAGAATATGAGTATGGTGGGTACATGATGCCTCAGTATGGATTTGGTAGCTGGCTTAAAGAGAATGGTGCAGGTCTTCTTAAAGGAGCAGGATCACTTATTAAATTAATTCCCGGAGTGGGAACTATTGCTGGTCCTCTTTTAGATGTTGCAGGTAGTGTTGTAGGAGGAATGCAAGCAAATAAACAAGCTCAGGCAGAAGCAGATGCACAACAAAAGAGTATTGATCAAAAGAAAGTTGCTGATACAAAAGAACAACTCATGCTGGATACTGCTACCCGTAGTCAGAATTTGTTTGGTGGAGATAAAAATATAAATTACGGAGAAACGTTTGCAATGGGTGGAGACCTCATGATGGGACAATCCCCAATGCAACCGCAAATCACAGAATATTCAGAGAAGGCTAACTTACATTCGGAAGGTATTGGTGGAGTACCCGTAGATGTAAGAGGTAATCCTACAAAAGTGTCAAAAACATCAGCAGTAGGGATGACAGAAGGAGGAGAAATCACTTGGAATTCTTATGTTTTTTCAAATAAATTAAAATGTAATGGGTAAAAGTTCGCATTTACATAAACTACATAATTATACAGATGAAGAACTGTCTAAAACAGGAGTGTATGCGATTATATCTAAAGTTAACAATAAGATATATATTGGGTCAGCTTCACATCTGTCAAATGTAAATCCTTCTCATTCTGGATTTTGGGGAAGATGGAATATGCATTTACAACATTTAAAAAGAAATATTCATCATTCTAAATACTTACAAAGACATTTTAATAAACATGGAATTAATTCTTTAAAATTTGAAATATTAGGATTTCATAATCCTGAAGAATGTGAATCTAAAGAATCAGAATATATTATTTTATATAATACTATAGAATTTGGATTCAACGAAAGTATAGATACTAAACTTAAATCTGGAAAAGAAAATCCAAATTATAAAGATTTAAATAAAAACGATGTTTTACAAAAATATGGTGAAGTAAAACATATAGGCATTACAGCAAAATATTTTAATGTAGGAAAAGAAAAAATATGTACTATTCTTGAAGAGTATAACATTTTAAGACAAAATAGAACATATACTAATTTAGATTACAATTCTATATATAATGAATATATAGTTGAAAATCTTTCTGTAAATAAATTAGCACTTAAATATAATGTTGACAAAAACACAATATCCAATAACTTTAAAAAACTTGGATATAAAATGAAATACGAAATATAATGAAAAAAGAAACATTTGCTGATCGTGCCAAGAAAATCACTCAAAAGTATAAAAGAAGACTTGGTGAAAATTTTGATAAGGGTGACCGTCTTGCTATTGAAGCTATGAATCAGGAGCTTTCTGCTCTTAGAGATGAGCAGGAACAGGCAAGAATGGAAGAACTTGGTGCATCAGAAGGACAGGAAATACCTCAATATGATATTGGTGGTACTTTATTTAATGCATTGAGCAACGTTAAATCAGGTCTGTTTAAAGGTATGGGAGGAGGTCCGACATCAAATCCTCAGGATAGACCGGGATTACTTGGAAGATTACTCCAGCCGGGAGGTGAAGGTGATCCTTACAAATCAAGAGTTCCTTGGATGGGAATGGCATCTCAGATAGCAGGTAATATGCTTATGAACAAAGAGATTGATCTTCCTGAATATAATTACGAAGAATATAAACCCGGACAAGTATCACCTAATCTTGTTAACTATGGAAGAGAAAGAGAACAAGTGATGAGAGAACGTGATCAGGCTAATCAAATGGTTATGGGTGCAGCAAGAGGATCAGGTAGTCAGGCATCACTTATGGAGAATATTCAAGCAGGAGCAACAGGTACTCAAAGAGTTGCAGGTGATCAGTTTGGTCGTAGTCTTGAGACAGAAGGTAATATGAATGCTCAGATTATGAATGAATCACAACAGCTTAATGAAGCTAACAGACAACGTGCTTCTGAAATGAATAATCGTAATCAGATGTTTGCTACTAATCTTGAACGTGAAAATATGATGATTAATGCTGATAGAAAAGATGCAAGAACCTCTGGAATAATGGGAGCTATAACAGGTTACGGAAAAGATAGGATGGCTGCAGATCAGTATGATCAGATGCTTGAAATGGCAACTCCTGAAAATTACAGAATGGGTGTTGGTAAAGATAGTCCTTTAAGAAGGTTGTTAGGTGTTTCTCCTACAATGAAAAGATTCTTTAATAATACAGGAGATGTGACAAGTGAACCTAAAATGGAAAAAGGTGGACAACTCTCAAGTATTCAATTATTCGGAGATGAGGAATATGAAAGATTGATGATGCGTACCAAAAGAAATAAAAACAAGAAGTAATGGCAGAAAGATATAACTATAGCGGAGGTAGAGGAGGTTCTTCGTCAATGTATCGTTACAATGAACCATCGGTATCTCAGTACGAATCATTCTTTAATCCTATACCTCTTGAGTTTGTACAGCAGAATTTGCAACAGCATCAGCAGAAATATGATGTTGGATATGGAGAAGCTCTTGCAGCAAAAGATATGTATGGCGGTGCAGAAGTTAGTGAGAATGATATAGCTAATAAAAATAAGATTGTTGGTGATTTCACTAATAATATGGATACTGTAGTTAAAGAAAAATATGGTGGTGATTGGGGTCGTGCTTCAAAAGAAGTTGCTCGTATGGTTACCAGCGTAAGACAAAATCCTTTCTGGGATACTGCTAAGATTCTTAAAGAACGTCAAGCAGAAGAAAGAAAACGTACAAGTGAATATGGTAACAATACATTAGTGTTTAAAAGTCTTATGGGTCAAGGATCAATTGATCCTGCTACAGGTAAAACTATTACTCCTGACCAATTACAATATGATATTCTTGAAAAAGGTGATTGGAATAAAACGATACAAGAAGTAATAGGTAAAATAAATCCTGACTCGAATCCTTATGGGTTATCAAAAGAAGATTTTGGATTTTTAAGAAGTGGTCAGATAACAGAAATATCACCAACAAAACTTAAAAAAATTGCAGAAGACCCTAATATACAGCAAGCTATTATAAGTGCTCATCCTGAGATGGCAAGAGCTTTTAATGAATTACCTAAACAGAAATCAAGTCTATTTGGAGAAGATGCTGATACTCTTCAAAAAGGTGTTCAGAATTTAATATACGGTAATATTAATTCACAACAATATAAACAAAATGAACAACGACATACACAAGATTGGGAATTAGAAATGCAACGAAAAGCATCTGCTGCTACTACTTCGACAAGTTCATTTGGACCTGCAAGAGAAATGGCTGCATATGATACAGGATATGGAACTACAGATGAACAAAAAAGAACTGCAAAAACATTTTTATATGATCAAGATGGGAATCTTAAAGAAAATACTAATGCAACATTTGGAGTTTTAACTCCTACTGAAAAAGAATTAAATATGGTATATAATCCTTCTGTACTTTCGTCATCTGAAAAAGCAAGGCTTGATTATCAAAATGATTTATCAAAATATACTGAAAAAATTAAAGCTGAAAGAGAAGCTGATCCACTTTATCAACAACGTAAAAATCAATTTACGATGATCAAAAATACTGTTGATGATCTACGTAAAAACAATTCTGAATTAACAAAAGGAAAATCAGATAGTGAAGTATATAATGCTTTTTTACAAGATAGAGAAGGAAGATATAAGAAATCTCTTGATACAAGTGTTCCTATTTTAAATCCTGTTATTAATGAGGCAGTTGGGGTGTCTGTATCTAATAATATAAATGGAACTGAATTTTTTCTTACCGATGGATCAAGAGTTACAAGAGATTGGAATGATAAAAAAGGAATAGGATCAATAACAAATATTCCTTATGAAGTGTTTCAAGAGATGATGGTTAAAGGAAAATTTCCTCTTGCTTATAATATAACAAGAGGATCGAATTATATAGAAATTCCAGTTGTCGAAGGTGATATTAAAAGAACCACAGCAGGAGAAATAGATTGGACTGAAACAAAAACAAAAGGTAAAAAGACTGTTTATTTTTCTCCTGATAAGCAACTTGCAGGTGTGGCAAAACTTATTCCTCAACTTGATGCAATGCTTAAAGATAGAAATACTCAAGCTATAATTCCTGATGATTTTTCTATGTTTGGTATAGAAGGATTTGATAAAAATAAAATTGATTATCGTGGAGATGTGAATAAGCAAGAAGTTTTCAAGATGCGAAGAGAACAGGGCGAAAATGAATCAGATGAAGCATATCAAAAAAATCCTTATGAATGGTATTCTCTTGATGAAATAAGAGATCATATGAAAAGTTTTGTAGATACTTATATGAATAATACTTATGGTCAATTTAAACAATAATAGAATTGTATTATGCCAGATAAACCAAGAATTTTAAATCCCTTAGTTGATAATGCTATTGATCCTGCTACTGGATTAACATCTACAAAACAAAAAAAATCACCTATTAATTTCGATTCGTTAATCGGAACTGCTGCTGTATTATCAGAAGGTTCACAAGATGTGGGTAATTATTTTGATAGTAAAAGCAGATATGATAATAATATTACAAGAAGTGATTTAGATAATCTTGAACGTGAACGTGCATTAAAACAACCTATTGGTGTTAAAGCATTCAATTCTGTTGTAGGAGGTGTTGCGTCAGGTTTGCTTACAGCTGTTGAAGACTTTGGATATATTCTTGATTTCGATAATAATATTAAGCGTCTGACTGGTGCAGAACAAGTAGAAGAAAACTGGTTGACATCTGCAATGCAGGATACCAAAGAAGGTCTTGAGAAAGCTATGCCTATCTATCGTCTTAATAAAGACAAGGTTTTCGATTGGAGTGATCCCGGTTTCTATTTCTCTACTCTTAAAGGTGTTCTTGACAGTGCAGTAGGATTTGCTATCCCCGGTATGGCTGCATCTAAAGGTATTGGTGCTATTCAGAGAGGGATAAGAATGTCCAAATATCTTGAATTCTTAAAGACAAGTAAAGGAGCAGAACAAATAATCAATTCTCTTGCATCAGGTTACATTACCAACTTTGGAGAAGGTAAGATGATGGCTGTTGAACAGTTTGAGAATTCAATGAATACACTTCAACAAGGTCTTGTTCAGGATATATTTGAACAGTATAAAACATTAAATCCTGATCTTCCTGCTGAAGAGTTATACGGTATGGCTCAGAAAGATGCTCAACAACAGCTTAATAATGGATTGAAAAAAGATTTTGAAAATATTGCTGGTAATGAAGCTAATAACTTTATGACTCGCAATAAAGTATTTATGCTTACTGATGCTATTGGTTTGCATGGAATACATAAAGGAGCAGGATTTACACGCTCTCTGATTAAAGATAAAGGACTTACTGCTTGGGCAAAGAGATTTGGTGAACTCTCAAGTGATAATTTATTACTACAAGCTGGTAAGGAAGGAATTGAAGAAATCAGTCAGAACGTTCTTCAGATGGAAGGAGAATATCAGGCTGTCAAGAAAGCAGGAAGAGATGTTTCTGCTACACCTGATAATCTTGCTGATCGTGTATATCAGTTTGCTACATCAGAACAGGCATTACTTGAAGGTATGATGGGTCTTTTTGGTGGAGGTCCGCAACGTATTCTTACTGAAGCTGTTTCAGGAAACTTTTCTAAAGGTGCAAAAGATCAGAAGGCTAAACAATATCAAGATCAGCAGGATCAGATAGCAAAAAATACAGAATATCTTAATAGTAAACTTGGTAGCTATGCAAGAGCACAGGCGTTACGTGCAGAAGCTATTGCCAAAGGGGAAGATAAACTTGCTGATTACATTAAAGATAGTCAGTTCTTAACTCTTGCTACTGAGAACTTTGCAAGAGGAACTACTGAAAAACTTGAACGCAGTCTTAAAGATATCGTTGAAGGAGTAAGTGAAGAAGAACGTATTGCTAATGGATGGGATGAGAACTATCAGGAACAGGCTCAGGAACAACTCGACGAGTTAAAGAGACTTGAGAGTGCATATAATAAGTATACCCGTTACGAGAATCAGGCAGAGGTATTTCAGAATCGTGAATCGAGAAGACTTCTTCAGAGAGATAAAGAGAGGCTTGAGAACTACCTTGAGGATATAGATATGCGTCTTGACATGGAAGCCGATCAGAAAGACCCTGAATTAGTTAAAGAAAAAGGATACATAGAAAGACAACTTAAACGTGTTACTGAACATATCGGTAACTTCGATAACAGTTATAAGGAAATGACTTCTGCTAAAGCACAGCAGTCGATCAGAAAACAGAAAGAACAAATTATCAAAGATGCACGTGAGAAAGGTAAGGAGTTAAGAGAGAGAAGAAGAAAACAAGCTCAGGATGCAGCTGCACAAGAAAGAAAGAAAGCAAATGAAAAGAAAAAAGACCTGCAAGAAGAGGAGAAAAAGGTAAACAAACCATCCAAGAAGAAGGAAGAAGAGGAAGAACCAAAGAAAGCTCCAGATGTTCAACAGGAAGTACCAGAGCCAGATATTGAGATATCTGCTCTTTCTGAACCTGTAGAGAACGAAGGTCCTGATGTCGATCAGATAAGTGAACCTGTAGAGGATGAGGTTGCTGTTGATCCTGACATCAAAGGAATGAGTGCTGACGAAGTTGTTGATCAGGAGAAAGTAAAGTTATCTCAGGATCAGTTCGACAGCACTTCTGATAAACTATTTGATGACTTTGAAAAGAACTTTAAACCAGAAGCTCTTATAGAAGGTGAAGGTCTTTCTGAAGCTCAGAAAAGAGTTGGTCTTCTTGAGACTATGATTGAGAAAGCTACAGAGATTAAAGGTAAACAAAAAATTACCTTTGATGATCTGATTGATATGCTTCTTGATCGTCACAGAAAGAAGAGAGTTGGAATGTTCTATAACATGATACAGGGTCTTTGGGTGCAAACTCATCCTAATCATGTATGGATAAACAGTCTTGAAGATCAACTGAATATTACTCCTGATGAACAAAAGGAACTTGATAACAGTAAAAAGGAATCTAAGACAACTTTCAACGAGCAGTTTACTAATGCTACTGCAGAAGAAGTTAACAAAGAATTTGATCAGATAACAAAAGAAGTTGCACAATCTGCTAACCCGTCTTCTTCACTTGAAGTTGAATATCTGAGAGTTGAAAGTGGTTCAGGTATAATTGCTTATCTGTCAAGATTATACAGACAGACAAAAGACTTATTCTTCGTACAGAGAAAAGACGTTGACAATTATATCAATAGTGAAATTCAGGATAAAGCTATTCTTGATCCTGAGAAATATCCTGTTGGTACGAAAGTTACTCTTGTAGTAGAAGATGATGATAAAGCAAAAGTGTATGTTGATTCATCTACAACAGGTGAGAAGATACGTACAACTTGGGGAGCTAAGAAAGCTTCATGGAAAACTAATAGGGTTCTTGGAGAAGAACAGAGATACAAAGAACTTTATGAAGAAGAAGTTCCTATTGCTATATATGTCGGATCGAAGAAGATAGGGTATCTTCACGAATCAAGCTGGATTAATTCAATGAACGTTCATGGCGACGTAGCAAAGGATAAAGAGAGAAGCAAGAAGATCAGGAAGTATATAGTTCAGCGTGGAACATTTGAGACTGCTATATCAGGCAGGACAAGTGGATTCTTATGGAGAGTTGCCAATAAACAACTTATTACTACATCAGAAGCTCTTCCCGATTCTAATCTTCCTATCGTCGTAGTTAAGAACGGAAGTTTATACACATCAAGAAATGAAACATACAATGGAAAACTTCTTAACAAGACTGCTTTAAAGGAAGGTATAACTTATACAGTTATTCCATCTACTGATGGTCTTATCGCTGTTCCTCTTATGAATAAGAAACTTTCTGAGAATCCTAACATTGCAGCGACGATCAGAAAAGTTCTGGAGATATACATGACCAACGATACTACTCCTGAAGCTCAATCAATTGTAAATGAAGTCTTTAAGAGTACAGGAAAGAACATAACGACTGCAATTGGTGTATCAGAGTTCATCAATATGTTTGTTCATATGACAGATGTAGGGAAAGGAAATTTAAATCTTGAAACTTATCTGATAAAGAATTCAACCAATGAACAATCTAAAGACGGATTTGCTACATCTTTCCTTCGTGAAGGAGGACTGGACTTACAGTTTGAAACTGCACTCGGAAGAGGAATAAGACCATTAACTGTTTCAAGAAAGTCTCTTGCAAACTTACCGACTGAAAAACGTAAACTTTTATTTGAAGGTATTGAGAAGAATCTCAATGCAATGTTCATTAACGTTAGTCTGGATTCAATAGGTGAAGAAAACAGAAACGTTTTTATACTTAATGAAGCTACAAAATCTTATAAGGAACATGTTCGTTCAATGACTAAATCTGCATTTCTTGGTCAGAATGTTGCAGAAGAAGGTCAACCACCTAAGTATGTATACAATGTACAACCTGTTATTACGCTTGATTTCAATCAGGTAGATAATAATGATGAGCAGACAGGTAAACCTATTATAGGAAAAGAAGAAAAAGAGGGTTATGAACAAAGACCTTCAGATGAATACGATGCTGATAGATTTGGAGAACAAGCAGAAAAAGAATCAGAATCAGAACCAACTGCTCCTAAATATGATAATACCTATGAAGGTGATATGGACTTCACAAGTGATTTTGAAGAAAGTCTTATGCCACGATCAGTTGTTCCTCTTGGAGATTTAGAAGTTGAAAATATTAAAACTCTTTCTGAAGTAACAGAAGTAGGACAAGATGAGGTAAGAGGAGTTATCATATCTGCATTTGGTAGTGCCGCTAAACAAGATCAGATTGTTGATTATATACGTTCCAAGATTCTTGATAGAATATTTAAAGAGAAAAGAGTTTCAAGGAATAAGTCATTCAAAGAAATCCGTTCAACATTTGTAACCAATCTTGATAAACTAAAAGAGAATCTTGCACTTGCAACAGAATCGAATGATCAGATAGCGATTGATCGTTTCACCAAAGCGATTACAGAGGTTAATCTGATACTTGATAATTGGAATAAACTTGAGAGACTTGTCATCAAGCAAATGAACCGTATTGATAACATTAAGGTTATCGAACGTGATGATGATGTAACAGAAGAAGAAGAGGAAGCAGAAAACGAAACTGCTCATTACTCAGAAGCTGCAGTCTTTACAACTCCTCCTACAGATAGGTTAGCTCCACAGGTTAAACAGTTCCTTTCAGGTATAAGTAAATGGAGAGAAGATCCTAACAATGATGGTAAGTTTATTCCTGATAAGAACTACTTTGGTGCTCAGAGAACAATGGATTTCTGGGATGTATATAACATTCTTCAGAGAATAACTCCCGGTAGAAGACCAGACTATAATGAGTTGATTCAGGCATTAAGAGAACATACTGATACATTTCCGTTCTTGAATGAGGTAATTACCAAGCTTGAGAATGCTCCACAACAACTTCGTAATCAGTTTGTTTCAGCAATGACAAACCATTATGTTGATATGAAGTTCGTTACTTTCGGAAGAAACAGCTCAGGATCATTTGAACTTAAAGAACTTGATTCTGATTCAAATGCAATTCAAAGAGTTATACTTACTGATTGGAATGGAAAGACACTTGAACGTATCGGAAAGATAAACGTTGAAGGTGACGATATAGTACTCGATCAGGTATTAGCCAATGCATTAATTGCCACATGGAAGAGATTTGAAAAGACTCATCAATATTCAGTAGAAGAACTTGCAGGATGGTTTCATCAACTCGGTATTGATCTTACCGAACAGACTTGGAGAGATATAGAGAATGGTAAATATAAACATCTCGGTAAAGTTCAGACTCTTCAGAATTTTGTTGAGAATACAGTTATGAAGATTCTCACTAACCAGCTTTCAAAGATGGGAGATAGTTCTCTTGTATTAGGCGGAAATAGAATTGTTGATCAGAATGTTGTAAAGTCACTTGCAAAATACGACGCTAAGTATCGTACAAGTTCATTCAGTAATTCTCACAAATCAGGATTAAAAACTGTTTACTCATACAGTCTTAATAAGTTCTTGGTAAATCGTGTACGTGAGTTAAAAGAAGGAACACTTCTTAAAACTCTTGCGAAACTTTCTTTCAACGGACAATCTGTATGGGCAAATGCTCTCTCAAACGATCAGAGTGGTTTTAAAGACAACTTTAACCACTGGACAGTATCTCTTGAAGCTTTAAAGAGAGAAGGCAGCAAATCGAAGAATAACAGGGAACTAAACAATCTTTCAGAAGCCGAGATAGAACTTGTGAAGATTGCTATGCTGCAAGCTGACAGGGAGGACTTGTCAGGAAAGAATCAGCGTATAATCAGAGTTCTCTATCCGACTACATCTGACAAAACAACTGCAATGGGATTAACTGTTGTGGCTCAGAAACTTGTTCTTGATCCTGACGGAAACATAACTGATGAATCAATTGACGCACTTGTTGATGTTGTAGCACGTCCTGAGATTGAAAGAATTAAAATGTTTCAGCTTAAAAACGAAACAAACAAAATAAATCTTAAAGGATATAATAAAGGAGCTTCTCAGTTCCTGATGTTTCCTGAACTTAATACTCTTATATGGACTGATAAAGATGGTGTGGTTCAGAAGATGTTCAATGCTAACGGTACTATAAACGGTGATATTGGTTCTCCTGAGTCTATGACAGCTATAAGAAAAGCTGTAAGAGTACATTTTGATTCTCTGCTTGCTGAGAAACTTGTGATGTGGAATACAAACGGTATTGGTACTAACCCTAAGACCAAAGCATTCCAGTATATGCATCAGTCATTCCTGATGGGAACAACTGCAAAAGGAGCTAATCCTCTTGCTCATGTAAACGTACAGGAGAAAGTTAAAGCTGCTGCAACTGATATGATATTCCAGTATCTTATTGCAAATGCTGAGATTCATAAGATGTTTACAGGTGATCCTGCACTCTACTACAAACAATCAGCAATTAATAAAGGTAAGGCTAAGACCAGTTCAGAATATGATTTTGTAGCTGATGCAGAAGAGACATACGCAAATATAAATAAACGTCTTGCTGCTGATATAGCTCCGGGAATGGAACTTGCACAGGCTAATGGTGACATGTACACTCAGGCAATTCTTAAAGACTCTGCTTCTGCATCTCTTGCACGTTTTGAAATTACAGAGATTCTTGATGGTAAAGAGAAAGCAGATAAGGTAAGAGAAGAATGGAAGAAATTTGAGAACGGTGAGATATCTGAGGATCAATTTAATAAGTCTCTCAAAGGACTTATGAGTGAAAAGTATTACAGTTTTGATGGTACTGATGCTCAGGAATATGTTACTTGGCAGGAACATCTTCACGTAATGAAACAGTTAGGTGAGATATCTGATGAAGAATACAAGAGTGCATACGAAACATTAAGCAAGGGAGAAAATCTCGGACATGAACTTATGGGTAAGGTTATGCAACCTATGAAACCAGTTTATGTTGATAACCAGATAGATGAAGCAAATGATGTAGAAAAAAGAATCTATATTAAATCTTCTGCTTTTGCATTATTCCCTCAACTCACAAGAGGATTATCACTTGATAATCTTCGTCAGGCAATGGAGAATCAAAAAGTTTCACGTGCTGCATTTATGACAGCTGTTAAACTTGGTGGTATAGACAATGCAGTAGATATATGGGGAGAGAATGGAACGATCATATCTCCTGATCAAATATCATTTGAAGGATCAACTCTGACCCTTAACAGAAAAGGTTTCAGAATACAGCAGAGAGTACCTTATGATCCTAAGAAATCAATGATTAACAAGGTTACTCAGGCATCTAAGAACCTATTTGTTAATATGCTTGAGGTAGAAGGGTTTGTTTTTGAAGGAAAAGAATATACTGGAGCTGAACTGCAGCAAATTTATTATGATATATATGGCAGGCTTCATGAGATCGAGAAAGATGCACTTGTAAAAGAAGTAGGATATAATGAGACAACTGGAAAAATAGCAGACATCTCTAAACTGAGAACGCTTCTTATACAAGAGTCAAGGGAGAGAGGTTATCCATTATCAGATCAGGAACTTGTCGAACTGGACAAAGAACTTAAATTTCTTGCATTCTCATCATCTGCAAACAAATATGAATCTCTGCTTAACTCTCTTGTAACCAGTAGGATTATTCGTCTTAAGATGCCGGGGAAATCTTTCGTACTTGGTTCGGAAGAAGGATTCAAAGGACTGTTAACAGAAACTAAAGAAGAGATTGCTAAGAGAGACGGTATAGTATTTACTTCTGCATATGATCCTAAGACAGGTCTTAAACCAGCAAGAATAGAAAACGGAGTAAGAAAACCATCTCAGGCTCTTGTTCCTTGGAAATTTAAAACTAAAGACGGAGATAAAGTAAGTATTACAAGATATATTAAGGATGGTAAGATTGATCTTACAAAAGTTCCTGAAGAAGTTCTGCAGTTATTCGGGATGAGAATTCCTAACCAAGGTCCTAACTCACAAGCTTGGATTGAGATTGTTGGTTTCTTACCTGAAGCATCAGGCGATCTTCTTATTGCTACAAGAGATTTTGTAGTACAGATGGGTTCTGACTTTGACGTAGATAAGCTTTATACATATATGTATGGCTACTACTTTGATAATGAAGGAAATATCAAAATTCATAGAGAGAAAAAAGGAAAGAATGAAGCAGATGTAGAGAAGAATAGGATCATTGATATCCATCTTGCTATCCATAAGAATGCTGATAGTCGTGTTCAGTCACAGATTGCAAGTCCTCTTGATACAAAGAGACTAAAGAAATTTAGTGGTGATATTACTGAACTGAGAAAGAAAAGAGAAATCTCTGAGTCACCTGAAGGAAGAGCAAGACTTTATACAGGTCTATCTGATGATGTTCAGAGACGTAAATTTAAAGAAGGTACGGCAGGTAAGTCTGGTGTTGGTGTATTCTCTCTGGATAATATGTTCAATGCTATTGCCCAAGGGAAAGGATTGAAGTTTATGATCAGTTCCAAAGAAGCACTGACACTTCAGATTGGTAAAAAAGTATCTAACGGAGATATGTCAAGAGAATTAACTCTTGATGGTAAGGATTATATATCAGACATTATTGCTGAATATCAATCTGCTGCTGTGGATAATGCAAAAGAACCTATCCTTGATAAACTGAATATCAATACTCATACCTTCAAAGTAATCAAGATACTTAATCAGCTTGGTTTTACAGAAGAGGTTGCTTATATACTTGCTCAGGATATAATTGTTGATTATGTCAACGAACTTGAAAGAATGAGCAGTTCAATGGCAGAATTCAATCGTAACAGAGAGGAAGCTGCTTATGCTAAGATACTGGAGAAATATAAAGTTCTGGATTACGATAGCAGAATTCATGGAAAATTTGCAGCTGAAGAAGCTACTATCGAGAATCTTAAAAAGTATATTGAACTGGGAAGAAAAGCTCCCAACTATGTATATGCTCAGATTGCGATTCTTGATCTGTTCAGAAGATTGAATGAATACGGACAGAAAATACAGACAGTTCAATCGACACTTAATCCTGACTCACGTGGAGTTGGTAAATCGGTTATGGAGTCTATCATAAAAGAAGATCAGGTATATGAACTTGTTAATAACACTGACGTTCATATTGCAGGTGTTTCTTCTCTTGTAGGAGATATGAAGATCATTACTGCTGATATGGAAGCACAATATAAGGCAGAAGGATACTTTGTAAGAAGAAAGAATAATCTGATCTATGCTATCAAATCAAAGACTATAAACGGTCATGCTATCACATATGGTCTGTTTACAGCTAATGATATGTGGTCTAACCTGTTTCCTTATCGTGAAGCAGTTCTGGAGACAATGTTCAAGAAGATTGAAAAATTCAGTAAATCATCAGAGAATAGAATCAATGATAGAGCTGAACGTAGAAAAGACATGTGGAATAACTTTAAATCCTTTGTCTATTCAGGAAGAAATCTTGGACTCTATGATACATCCATTACAGCTGAGAGAGAAAGACTTCTCTATGACAGATGGAGAGTGGAAAAGACTTTTGACGAGAAAGGTTTTGATGTAGAGAAAAGAGTAAGAGTTAAAGAATCACTTGGTTCATTCCTGTTAAAGGTACAAGAAACAGGATTTGCTAAGAACAATCCGTTCATCTCAAAACTTACTGTAGATGTTAATATGACAGGTGGACCTACACTTATCAAATTTAATGCATCTGCAGCTGAGAATCTTGATGAGACAAATATTTATGCCGCAATTGTAGACATGCTGACAAAAACGGATGGTACTGGTGCAAGTCCTCTTGTTGGTCAGTTTAACGATAAACCAATAACATTGAGAGAATTAGCTCAGGAACTTATTCTTTACGCTTACATAACAGGAGGTATTCAGGAAGCTGTACAGTTTGTTAAGTATATTCCTGCATCTTATCTTGTGACAATGCCTTTTGCAAGTCAGCTTGGAGAAATAAAATTTCTTGAGAGTCAGTTTGGTGTTGAACCAAATGAAAATCCTCTGATAGATTACTATTATAATATTCCTCCGTTTGTAGAACAGTTTATTCAGCATAATCCAGATCAAGTTCCGACAATAACATTGGATGACATTGTTGATGGTAATTCAAAATCTTTGATTTCTCTGGTAACATTCAATCTTAAACCTACTACTCTGAAGAGAATAGGAGAAGGTATAACATTAAAAATTGATCCTGAGACTGCATCACTGGACTTATATCCTCCTGCTTTTGTTTCCATACAGAATGATAAGGCAGGTAAGAAATACAACTTGTATAAGTATGATTACAAGGAAAAGAAATATATACAAATAGATACTCTTGGTTCATTTGCAAACGAAGAATATAATTCAGATGTTCCAAGACAGATATCTCTTATTCGTAACAACAAGGCAAATCCTTATGTGAAACAGGAAACTCCTGCACCTAAAACCGGTAATCCTCTTGGGGATATAGTGGATGGTGATATGGATATAACTCCTGATATGCTACAGGAAGACAAACAGACTGTAACAGGTATCATTGATTCTCTGAGAAACGGAACGATGAGTGCTGTTAAGAGAACTGATGGTAAGACTGCTATAAGAGAATTACTTAACGAAGCTAAAGCAAAGACCAAAAATGCTTACTTAGGTCAGCTTGTACAAGAAATATACGATGCGGTTGATATACTGCCTGATGCATTCAGTGTTGATTTTACAAACAGAGTTGATACAAGTACAAGTGGATATTATACTCTTACAAAAACTCCACAAGGAGATGAAGCTCATACTCTTGTACTTAACACTTCAGGATTATCCCAGAAACCAGTTGATGAAATCATAGAAACAATTCTTCATGAGGTTATTCACGGATTTACAGCTTACAAAATTAAGCATTACTGGTTTACAAAAATGGGAGATGAAAAGAGTCTCAATAAGATTCTTAAAGATTCTCCTACACTTACAGTTTCTCCAAGAGAGAAAGAAATCATAGAAAAGATTGAAGTTCTTTGGAGACATGCAAGAAATGTTGTAACTTCGAGTCCTGCAACGAAGAAGGCATATGAACGTTTTATTGATAAGGTGTTAAGACACGATCAAGGTGAACGTACATCATTTACTAAAGAAGAAGTAGGAACATTTTATGGATTTACAACGTTATCAGAATTTGTTTCTGTTGCTCTCACAAATCCTGAGTTTGCACGGATACTTAATGATATTGTAGCTCCTAATAAACAACAAACTGTTCTTCAATCACTTCTGGAAAAACTTTCAAAACTTCTTCAGGCTATTGTAGGTTTCAACGCAAAAGAAGGAAGCGTGTTAGAACAAACTATTTACAATGTACTTGATCTAATTAACAGAGAAGAATCTTCTGAAAAGATAGAAGTACAAGAAGTTGAACAAGTTAAAGAAGAAGTTACAACTGAGACAAAGACATTTGTAGAGAACGGAACATACTATAAATTCACTATAAAGAACGGAGTTCCTATTGAAGGATCATTTTCACAAGGTAGTCCTAATAACTGGAGACCTTTGAAACCAAGTACGTTATATAGTGCTTATCAGAGATTATCAACTCAACCTCAGGGAACAAGAGAGATAAATCCTAAAGCAACTCTTGAGGAGAATCAGATGAAACTTCCCAATGGGACAATCATTACTTTTAATGATGAACAGGTTGCTGCTCTGGAAGCTCTCAAAGAATGGATGAAGTCAGGTGAAACATACTTTACTCTTAGTGGTTATGCAGGTACAGGTAAGACAACGATTATCAAGAAAGCTCTTGATAGTTTCTTACCACGAAGCATTGCAGTAAGTGCTCCTACGCATAAAGCCAAGAGAGTTATTCAGACTACTACAGACAGAACCGGGGTTACAATCCACGCTCTTCTGAATATTAAGCCTGATATGGATGTTGAAAATCTTGACCCAAACAATCTTGAGTTTGCACGTGATAAGAACTCAAAGAATCCTCCTAAGATTTCTAACTACAGAATGGTTATTATAGATGAA